ACGGCCCCATAGTGGTGGATGTGTATGAGGTGGATGATGACACCCTGCGCTGCTTGGACTATCTTGAGGGTTATCGGGGGGATTCGAGGTATAACCACTACGAAAGAAGCCCCGTGGAAGTGGTGGGGTTTGAAGAAAAGGCACTGATTTACCACGTCTTCAAAGAGGATGTCGAACACCTGCCAGTGATTGAATCTGGCAACTGGTTTGTAAAATAACTAACTAAAGGAGATATACCTTTGTCCCAACAAGAGATTCAGTGGATGTATTTTGAAGAGTTTCAAGAGAAGGTGTTGCGATGGGCGTATGATCGAAACCTGCTTGAAGGATCAACTCCCAAAGATCAGTTTCACAAGCTGGTGCAGGAAGTGGCAGAACTGTCTGACAGTATATGTAAGGGGAAATGCCCTAAAGACGACATCGGTGACTGTTTTGTCGTGCTGATTATTATGTGCGAACAGCTTGGATTGCACATTGAAGAATGTTTCGCAAAAGCGTGGAACGATATTAAGGATCGGAAGGGCAAAATGGTAGACGGCGTATTTATTAAGGAGCAAGATTATGTCAATTAAGACAGTGGAAGTGACATTTAACACAGGCTTGGGTAACAAAAGTTATCACTACCTGACAGAGTTTGACGTATCGGTTGGGGACACTTGTCTGGTGGAATCTCCTTCCGATGGTTTTGTGGCTGTCACCGTCAGGAAGATTTACGAAGATGTTCGTGCCCCTAAAGCAACGAAGTTTATCGTGGACGTAGCTGACACGACCAGTTACCTGGAGCAGGTCAGGAAGAATGAACTCCGAAAAGAAATCCTCACTAAGCTTGAGGTTAAACGGAGGGAAGTTGAGGAGCTGGCTGTATACGAATATCTTAGTAAGAACGACAGTGAAGCAGCCCAATTGCTGGAGCAACTAAAAGCACTTAGGTGAGAGGTTAATGGATGAGTAAAAACTACCTCATAGCTGACACCCATTTCGGTCACAGGGGAATTTCCAAGAAGTTTCGAACGGAGTTTAGCTCTGACGAAGAGCACAACGAAACCATCTATGAGAATATTCTCAGCTGCGGTGGGAAGAGGAATAGCCTCTACTTGCTTGGGGATATTTGCATGGACCCACACCAGTACTGGAGACTGAAAGAGTTTAAGAAACGTTTCCAAAAAGTCACTGTCATACTGGGGAACCATGACCCAGCCTCTATGGCTGGATATTGCCTAGCTAATTACATACCTGTGCATGGGTTCTTGAAGAAGTGGGGATGTTGGCTTAGCCACTGTCCCATACACCCACAAGAGCTCTATCGTGGAAAAAACATTCATGGCCACGTCCATACAAACACTGTGGACGATAAGAACTACTACAACGTATCGTGTGAGAATGTTGGATATAAACCTATTAGCCTACAAGAAATCATGGAGGCGTTTAATGAATGAGTAAGTGCCTAGTTAAGTTAGGGCATTCATGTGGTACAAGGGATGCCCTCCAAGTATTTGAAAGGGAAGACGGAACTGTGGACGGGTATTGCTATGCGTGTTCAACTTATGTGCGACATCCTTATGGTGATAGTGTTGACGCTAGTTCTATTGAGCGTCCTAAGTTTGCCAAGTCTCAAGAAGAAATCGAGGAAGAACTTCGTGAGATTGAGGAATGTGAGGCCCAAGACTTACGACAAAGAAAGCTGAGGAAGAAGGCCCTAGACCACTACAAGATTAAAGTGGGTTTGTCTAGGGAAGATGGGGTTACACCCAAGATGGTTTTCTTCCCATACCGGAAGGGGAGTATTGTCACATCCTACAAGGTGAGACTGCTGGAAGAGAAGAGGAGCTGGTGGGTTGGCGACGCCTCAGATGTAGATTTGTTCGGGTGGCAGGAGGCCCTTGAGTCTGGAGCTAAGCGACTTGTCATCACCGAAGGGGAGTTTGACTGCCCAGCTGCCCTTACCATCATGAAGAAGGAGACGAAAGCCGAGTACCAGGATATGATTCCGGCATTCGTGTCAATCCCTCATGGAGCAGGGAATGCAGCTTCCTACCTAGCCAAGAAGATGAAGGAAATCAAAACACACTTCCGTGACAATGTTTCCTTGATGTTCGATCAAGACAAGGCTGGGAAGAAGGCTGTTGAGGATGTTCTCCGAATCTGGCCAGAGCTCACAGTGATCAATCTTCCGAAGAAGGATGCAAACGATTGTATTCTCGAAGAAGCCACTAAAGCTGCTCACAAGGCAATCACCTTCAATGCAACTAAAGCCAAGAACTCTCGTATCGTGTGGGGAAGAGAAGTCCATGAGGCGGCTAGGGAGCCAGCCAAATGGGGGTACAGTTGGCCTTGGAGACACATTAACGAAGTGACACGAGGGATACGTCTAGGGGAGACCATTTACATCGGCGCTGGTGTTTGAGAAAGGCACCATTCATCCGTGAGGATGTCTAAAGAACTGTGTGAATTCAGGGGACGGCTAGAACAGCTAATCCTGAGCGAAGCTCGGTGGCAACAACTGGATAGGAGAATTAGGTGATGAGACCAATTCCAATAGAAGGTTGCGAGCACTACCACATTAACGAAGAAGGTGTGGTATTGAATAGTAAAACAGGTCGAGTGTTAAAAACTGACCTAACAAACATGGGGTACAAGAGAGTTACCCTTTGGCATGTGGATCAGAAGCGTGTGAGGATTGCTGTCCACAGGCTTGTGGCCATGACTTTTGTACCAAATCCTGAAAACAAGCCCATGGTAAACCATTTGGACGGCAACAAGATAAACAACCACCGAACAAATTTGGAGTGGGTGACTTGTAGCGAGAACACGGTACACGCCTTCGAAACCGGCCTTAGGGTTGCACCAAACAACGTTGGTCGGAAGCCTTGGAATCGGAAAAACGATAATAAGGCCAAGGAGGTCCGGCGTCTGAAGGGACTGGGCTTTAAGAGAAAGGAGATTTGTGAGAAGCTGAACCTAGAAGTCAGCACTTATAAAAACCTCCTGAGACACTACAAAGATTTAGATTAAACGGTTGCCACCGAGAACGTGCAACGACTATCCCGAAAGGGAGTAGGCTGGAAGCCCAGCCGAAGCGCACAGCCCTCGAAAGAGGTGATGATATAGTCTGGCCTGCATGGGGACATGCAGAAGTTCATAAGAGAACTGGCAGGTATTAGCGACACCTGTTGAACAAAGCGAAAAATGGGTAAGTCTGAACTACTCAACGCCCTTGCAGCACATTTCATCCAAGAGCATGGGTGGAAGGTGTTTATGGCAAAACCCGAAGAGGCGAACAATAAGACGTATAAACTTGTCGCTGGCAAAATTGCTGGCAAAATCTTCCATGACCCGAAGGTTGAGTTTGATTACGAGGCATACGACAGGGCAGGGGAAGTGATTGCTGACAAGATTGCTATGGTCAATCTCTACCAACATCTTGGTTGGGAATCTCTTAAAGAAGATATTAGGGAAGCTGCTAGTAATGGTTGTAAGGCAATCTTCATTGACCCTATTACCAACCTTACGAATGGAATGAGTGCAGCAGATGCAAACACCAAGCTCCAAGAAGTTGCTCAGGAACTCGCAGCAATGGCTTTGGACCTGAATGTTGTGATATTCATCTTCTGTCACTTGAAGAGCCCTGACTCCGGGCCTGACCATGAGCATGGCGGACAAGTGTTGAGTAGCCAATTTGCAGGGAGTAGGGCCATGATGCGCTCCTGTAACCTAATGATTGGTATTGAAGGAGATAAGTCACCAGAACTTCCACTGGAACAGAAGAACATGAGGGAACTTGTGCTCCTGGAAGATAGGGAGTTCGGCAACACTGGAAGGTTCCCTCTGTACTGGGACCAAAACACCAGCCTTTTTAACGAGGTGTGATATGGCAAAAGGTATTCCAATCTCAGCTAACGCTATAAAGAACCTCCTCAGTGAGCAGGGGAAAGATGTATCCAAGATTACAGAGCTGATTAAGGATAAAGCAATGGCAGGGGCAGAGTATGTCTATGTCCGACGTGAAGATTTGAACGTGTACCAATACAACAAACTCCTATCCCTTGGGTACATTATTGAGGAGTGGGATGATGAAAGATACAAAGTGAGAGGGTGGACATGAGCACAGCACAACTGGAAGGCTATTACGCAGACAACTTTAACAATCTTGTCAAGCGTATCACTAACCAAGCGGGGAGCGTACACAACGCAGAAGATGTTGTTCAAGAGGCGTTCGCCCGAGCCTTGCAATACCTTCCTTCGTATGATGGAAAATTGCCTTTTGAGAATTGGTTCTCCCGAATTCTTCAGAATGCGTTACGACAATTTAAATTGGAAGAACGTAATTATGGCATGAATATGTCAAATGAGGAGGTTGACATCCCTTGCCCCATTTGTCTTGAAAACAAACGGTTGGTACACGATGTCAAGAACTACATTCGTACCAACATGCCCAAGGATGAGCAGGAGATTCTTATCCTCTACTACATCAGGGGGTATAGTTTCCAAGACATTGTCCGTATTACAGATGAGAAATATCGTCGAGTGAACTATGTAGTGTACAAGTTCAATGACATCATTCAGAAACTGGGAGAGGAGATTGTCTAGTGAGAATTGAGGATGTGCAAGCAGGCCCAGGAGCAGGCAACATGAATGACCTGGAGCCTACAGCGGACACGGCCGACCTGATTAAAAGACTGCGCATCAAGGCAGGCATGTGGGCAGCTAACCCTGCCCAGGTTGAGATACTGCGGGAGGTGTTCGGCGAAGCGTTGCAGCCGCTTTACGACCCCCCGCAATCCGTAGAGCAGCAAGGAGGTGAGTGGTGAGTGAGCGAATTGCTTATCAGTTCAACGGTGATCATGTGCTGAAGTTCGCGGGGATGCAAAAGCTCACGGGCGAGCAGGTCGTGGAGGAGTTGAACCGGCTGTATACGATTATTGCGGAGCAAAACGAGAAAATCGCCGAGCAAGAGCGGGAGGCCCAATGAGCAAGCTGTTTTATAAGCTGACAGGTGGTCGCCCCATGCGGGCTCAGGAATTAGCGTTCGTCGACCAGGTGTCAAGAAAGCCGGTTTATCGGTTTGTAGATGGTCTGGGGCGCAAGTGGCTCGCAGAGCATCGCTGGGCGTTATTTAGGGTCGAGGAAAACAATTTATGAGCAGCTTAGCCAAAGAAATAGGGCAATGTATCGAAGAGCTTGAAAGCACAAGCCAATGTATAGAGATAGCTCACATCTCGGTCGCGGAACTCAAGGACTGGCAAGCTCGGGCCGCTGCCCTTGAGCGAAAGGTGGAAGAATTGCGGGACGCAGACTACCGTGGACAGTTGGAGGAGGAAGTTGCTACTTAACGCAAAAGTATTTGATATTGAGGCTAACGGGCTAAACCCAGACAAAATCTGGTGTTTAGCAATGAATGGGTACAACCCTACAGACAACTACGAAGTGATGAAGCAGCAACTCGAAGAAGCTGACTACCTCGTAGGACACAACATTGTCAGGTTTGACATCCCAACATTGGAAGCCATACTTGGAATAAAGATTAGGGCCAAGTTGGTGGATACGTTAGCCCTCTCTTGGTACCTATATCCGAACAGAGTAAGGCATGGCCTAGAATTTTGGGGAGAAGAGTTTGGCGTACCTAAGCCCGAAATCAGTGAGGGCGAGTGGTTAGGCCCCCTTCCGGGGGAGACGTATGAACAGTTCAGGGACAAGATGTTCCATCGCTGTTCAGAAGACGTGCGTATCAACACTCTGCTATGGGAAAAGCAGCTCAAGTATTTGTTGAAGCTGTACAACAATGACGAAAGGCAGGTGAGACGGCTTATTGCCTACCTAACCTTTAAGATGCACTGTGCAATGCTTCAAGAGAAGAGCAGGTGGAAGGTGAACGTTCCGAAAGTGGAAGCCTTGGTTGAGAAATTGTCCAAGGAAGAACAGGAACGTGTAGAGGCCCTTAGGGGAGCGATGCCGAAAGTTCCAGTAAAGGCCGTTAAGAACCCCCCTAAGCAGCCCTACAAGCTCAATGGGGAGCTTTCCGTCACTGGCCTTAAGTGGCAGGCTTTCCTCAAGGAACAGGGGCTCCCAGAGGATCACAGGGAGCCTGTAGAATACATCAAAGAGTGGAAGGAACCCAATCCAGGAAGCCATGTCCAACTAAAAGACTGGCTGGACAGTTTGGGTTGGGAGCCTGCAACCTTTGACTACAAGAGGAACAAGGAGACAGGGGAAGTCAGGAAGATTCCTCAAATTTCCAACAAAGATGAGGGGGGATTGTGTCGTAGCGTCAAGCGCCTCTTTGAAAAAGAACCTGCTCTTGCAGAGCTTGAGGGTTTGTCCATCGTCCAACATAGGCTAGCAATTCTGAATGGTTTCCTAAAGAACCAAGAGGATGGTTGGTTGAAGGCGGAAGTTGGGGGCTTCACTAATACATTACGATTTAAGCATCGAGTGTTGGTGAATCTTCCTGGGGTGGACAAACCTTATGGAGAGGACATCCGTGGGGCCCTAGAGGCACCTGAGGGTTATGAGTTGTGTGGCTCTGACATGTCCAGCTTGGAGGATAGAACCAAGCAGCATTATATGTGGCCGCATGACCCAGACTATGTGATGGAAATGTTGAAGCCAGATTTCGATCCGCATCTTGACTTGGCATTGCTAGCGAAAGCCGTCTCTCAAGCCCAAGTAGATGCCTATAAGTCGGGCGACAAAACTATTAAAGGTGTACGAGATGTATACAAATCAACAAACTATGCGGCGGTTTATGGGAGTGGACCTACAACCCTGGCAAGAACGGCTGGTGTGTCTGTACCTAAAGCAACAGAACTGCTTGACATATACTGGAAGCGGAACTGGTCAGTTAAGAGAGTGGCGGAGGGGACCATCTCCAAAACATGTAATGGGGATAAATGGCTATATAACCCAGTGTCTAAATTCTGGTACAGTCTGCGACATGAGAAAGATAAATTCTCAACACTCAATCAGGGGACGGGAGTGTACTGTTTTGATACTTGGGTGAAACACATACTGTCAAAACGGCCTCAGTTGACAGGCCAGTTCCATGATGAGATAATCTTGTGCATCAAGAAGGGGGCAAGAGAAAAATGTGAAGCCCTCCTTCGTTGGGCCATTGATAAAACAAATGAAGAACTTAAACTAAACCGTGAGTTGGACATTAGTATTGACTTCGGTGACAATTACGCTCAAATTCACTAACGGAGAGAATGAAATATGTCGAGTTTGAAAGCACCCAAATCTGCACCCCGCACTGGTGGTGGTAAGCGCCCTGAACTGGAAGCTGGCACTTACCCTGGTCGTCTCGTGCAAGTTATTGACTTGGGCCTGCAACCTCAACGACCTTTTCAAGGTCAGCCCAAACCCCCAAAACATTGCATCATGACAACCTACGAGCTGTCAGACGAGTTCATGTTGGATGAAAACGGTGAACCGGATGAAGAACGCCCCCTGTGGATTAGTGAAGACCTGCCGATGAATCCCTTGACATCGGACCTTGCCAAGTCCACCAAACGCTATAAAGCACTGGACCCTGACCTCAACCATGATGGAGATTGGTCAGCTGTTGTTTCTGAGGCTGTGAACATCACCATCGTAATCAACAAGGTTGGTGACAAGGAATACCAGAACATCATTTCCACAGCCCCCATGCGGGCTAAAGACAAAGCACGTATGCCCGACCTGAAGAACGAACCGAAAGTGTTCGCTCTGTCAGACCCTGATCTGGAAACGTTCCTGTCTTTGCCTGAGTGGTTGCAGGAGAAGATTAAAGGCAACCTGGAATTTGCTGGCAGCCCCTTGGAAAAACTGTTGAAAGGTGGTGTGGAAAAGAAAGAAGAACAGGAAGATGAGCCGAAGCAGAAGCCGAAGAAGGCACCGAAGGTCGAGGAGGACGATGATGATGAAGAATGGTGATCGTATCCGCGTCATTGATGATGTGGGGATGGAAGAGTATGGACTGAAAGCTGGGGACGAGGGGATGGCCAATGCGGTTATCTCTCTGCCTGAAGGGAGGTTTGTATTCTTCATGCCGGAAGGTAGGAACAAAGAGCAGTTTGTAGTGAACTGTGATAGGTTCGAAGTGGTTGGAGAGTATAACGGAGCAGAACTACCGGGAGCAGTGGAATGACAGGATTTATTCTTGGTTTTGTATTTGTGATGTATGTGGTTATGGCAGTCCTCCTCTACGTGTCTAGGGAGAAGTTCTGTGAAATCTTCCCTACGAAATGGGAACGAGCTCTAGTGTTTGTCTTCTCCCCCGTACTGATTCCAGTGGCAATCCTTTATGGTGTCATTAAGAAATTTGAGAAATGAAAGCACTGATTGATGGAGATGTTCTTCTTTATGAGGCGGGTTTCAGTGGCCAGTATGTAGACGAGAATGGGGAGTTGCAAATTCGTAACTTCGAGTTTGTTTCAGAAGTGGTTGATGACAAGATTGCAAAGATTGTTGAAGCCACTTGGACAGATGAACCCATCATCTATCTCACTTACGGACGACACCTGAATAAATTGGTGAACAAGGAGGCGGCCCGAAAGGGCCTCCCTCCGTTCGAATATAAACCAAACTTCCGTTTCGAAGCAGCTGTAACACAACCTTATAAAGAAAGGGGTAATAAGAAGCCTTACCACTTTCACAACTTAATAGCCTATCTCTTAGGTAATTACAAGGTGAAGGTGGTTGAAGGTATTGAGGCGGATGATGCCATTTGTCTTGACAGAGATAAGGGGGTGATATGTACTCGTGACAAAGACTTGAGAATGGTAAACGGATGGCACTATGGTTGGGAGTGTGGGGGTCAACCCGGCTTCCCCCTGACAGAAACGAAAGGGGTGGGCACGTTAGAGCTCAAGTCTAAAGGTAAGCTGTCCGGGACAGGTTATAAATTCTTCTCTGCGCAACGCTTAATGGGAGATGGTGTGGACAACATCCCCGGACTAGACAGGTATGGTCCGGTCAAGGTATACAAACTGCTTGCCCATCTCGAATCTAAAGATGATCTTGACCGAGTGGTTGAGGCAGAGTATGAAAAAACACTTGGAGAAGGCTATGAAAAACGTCTTGAAGAAGTTAGCCACTTACTGTGGATGCTTCAAGAGCAGACCGAAGAAGGCTACGTGGGATACGACGGACGTGTGTTGCCATTTGACACCGGACGAAATGTATTTCGATGGGTGGGAGGTTCATGCGTCCTCCCCGAACAAACCTATTAGGTATGTTAAAGTGTACGTGTGCCGAAGCTGTAACAAATTTGTGAGGAAAGAATATTGAAATACGTACTAGCGTACTACCTGACATCAATGATCATGGCAGTGTACATGGCCCGAGAGGGGTTTGAGTTCTCAGCAACAATAGGTGGACGTAGGTTGAAGAAGTCGCTTGGAGTTGTTCTTTGCTCCCCTCTCTTGTTTCCGTTCCTGTGCATTGTTTGTTACAACCAGTATAAGAGGAAAAATGACTAATGTGAATAAGGGGGGACGCCCCAGTGGAGAGAAGACTCGTTGTTCAGGGCAGTGGACGGAGGCAAAATTCCGATCCTTTATTAAAGGCAACCTTCGTCGTATCTGCAATAAGTGGGCTCCTATCCAAGAAGTTAAGAAAGAAGCCCGTGTTGGCCGTGGCCAATATCTCTGCAATGGTTGTGGGAATGTTGTTCCTAATTCTATTGTTGAGGATGGTAAGCGAGTTAATAACATCTTTGTTGACCACATTCGACCTATCGTTGATCCATCTATTGGGTGGACCTCTTGGGACGATGTGATCGAAGGAATGTTCTCGGAGAAGGACAATCTCCAGCTATTATGCAAGAAGTGTCACGACATTAAGACCGAAGAAGAACGAAACATTGCCGTCGAGAGACGACGTAAAGAAAAGGAAACTGTATGAAAGACTTCGCACGATTTGATGATGTAGAAAATGTCCTCACCCGAGCCTACAACCGACTGGTTGTTGCCCACAATGTAGCCCGAGAATTTGGTCCAGAGAAGGTGAAGGAATATTTGGACGGATTCGACGACCGTAGTAAGCTGGAGATTGCTGTTATCGTTGGTATGATCAAGAAGAATGGTCTGAAGAAGGTTCGGGAGGAGGTGGTCAATGAGTGCCCTTGATAACACACTAGAGGAACGGGGAAATCGTTATGGCAAGTTCTCCAGCCATGCCTACATCTCACAGAATATAAAGAGGGCTATGCAGGACACCCCAAACTGGGAAACCCTGCCAGACAACATGAAGGAGTCTTTGGAAATGGTTGCCCATAAGATTGGTCGTATCCTCAACGGTGATCCTAGTTACGCTGACAGTTGGCATGATATTGGTGGCTATGTGAAGTTGGTAGAGGATTTCCTGAACGGAGAGGATAAATGAGGGTTAAGTACGAGAATCACTACCTGACAGATATGGATGTAGCTAACTTCGCTAGGCAGTCATTTGACAAATTAGCTGAACAGTTCTCTGAAGAGCAGAATCACAGGCTTATTGAGTTTCTTGCTCGAGGGATGTCCTCTGGGGACTGGGAGGGCTTGATCGAGAAGATGTGCGTTCTAGAGGACAGGGGTGAAGCTGAGGAACTGGCGAGATACCTCAGGAAAATCCCCGAACATTGGGTGCCCTTCGGACATCCTCATATAACTCTCAGGGTGTCAGCTCCTGTACCTATCGCCAGACAGGCGTATAAACATAAAATCGGATTTGTGGAATCCGAGGAATCCCGCAGGTATATAAAAACCACACCGACCCTGTTCGTTCCAGAGGAATTTCGGGAGGCTGCGGAGAATGTGAAGCAGGGGAGTGGTGGCCCCCATGTTGGCAGCGATCTGTGGAAGAGGATTTATAGGAAAGTGTGTGGTGATGCCATAGAGGCATACGAATGGGCCGTAGAGTCTGGTGTTTGTCCGGAACAAGCCCGGTTTTTCCTCCCTCAGGGGTGCGAAGTTAACTGGGTGTGGACTGGTTCTCTCTACGCCTATGCCAATTTCTATAATCAACGTATTGATCCACATGCTCAAAAGGAAATCCAGGAATTGGCTAGGCAAGTGGGGGAGATTATCGAGCCCCTGTTCCCCGTTTCTTGGAAGGCTCTGACGGGAGGTTAATATGAGCCCATATAATTCACACAACTTCGATAGTGATTGGGATTACTATAATTGGCTGGAGGGATGTAAAGAACCTTGGGACGAGTCCGATGATGAGTATGAGGATGAAGAAGATGATGAAGAAGATGAATAAGAAGTGGGCAGGATGGGAGACGACGGATGAAGAAGATAAAGGTTAAACACTTTCTCACCTACACCGGCAATGGTTGTGACTGTTGTGAAGACACTCCTTGGGACAACTATGAGATTGATTGTCTTGATCGGCCCTTCACGGACATGGAATCCTTGATGGAAGCCTACTTACGGGAAGTTGTAGGAGTGGAATTTGAAATTGAATATGAGGAAGACAATTGAACATTCTGGTTCTACCTGATATGCAGGTTAAAGAAGGGGTCCCTTTGGATCACTTGGATTGGATTGGCAAATTTATTGTCAAGAAACGGCCAGATGTGATCATCAACATTGGCGACTTTGCAGACATGCCCTCTCTAAGCTCCTACGACGTAGGTAAGAAGAGCTTTGAGGGCAGACGTTACACTAAGGATATTGAAGTGGTTAGGGGGGCAATGAAGCGCCTCCTGGCCCCCCTCAGGGCTCTTCAGGAAAGGCAGGCAGCCAACAAGAAGAGGGTATACTCACCTCGAATGATCCTCACCCTGGGTAATCATGAAAATCGTATTAATCGAGCAGTTGAAAACGATCCCAAACTAGAGGGGATGTTGAGTGTAAAGGATTTGGGTTATGAGGAAGCTGGTTGGGAAGTGGTTCCATTCCTTGAGGTTGTTTCTGTGGGTGGTGTTTGCTTCTCTCACTACTTCACTACTGGGGTTATGGGTCGTCCGGTCACTTCGGCTAACGCGCTCGTCACTAAAAAGCACCGAAGCTGTGTCATGGGACATGTCCAGCATGATGGTATTGCTTCACAATACACAGCCGATGGTAAGCGTCTTACAGGTCTATTCGTAGGCTGTTGCTACTTGCATGATGAGGAATATCTAGGTCCACAAGGAAATGTCCACTGGCGTGGGGTGTGGATGCTACATGATGTTCACGATGGGGAGTTCGAGCCCATGCAAGTGAGCCTAAAATATTTGAAGAAACGTTATGGTGATAAGACTTGAAAACACGTATTGAAACACCCAAAGACACCTACACCGTAGACTACCCACAGGCGGTTGCATCTGCAAGAGAGCAAACACGGATTATTTGGTTTGCAGAAGAGCTTGGTGTAGAGAAGGATGAAGGAGACATCCGTACTAAATGCACAGAAGGGGAGCGTCACGGAATCACCACCGTCCTTAAACTCTTCACCCAGTATGAACTTATGCTGGGTGGGGAGGAGTTCTGGGGAGGTAAGGTGGCGAAGATGTTCCCTCGTCCAGAGATTCAGAGGATGGCCTCTACGTTCTCTTTCATTGAGCTTGGCGTACATGCCCCGTTCTACTCCCTTATCAACGAGACTTTGGGCATAGCTACAGACGAGTTCTACAGCTCCTGGAAGGACGATAAGGCCCTAAGGGATAGGATGGCATTCATTGACAGGTATGCAGCCTCAGAGGACCCCCTGGAGGCTTGTATGGCATTTGCCTTTATGGAAGGCGTTGTGCTGTTCTCCAACTTCGCATTCCTAAAAAGCTTTAACGTAGGTGGGTTCAATTTGATCCCCCACATTACAGCAGGCATTGACGCTTCATCTAAAGATGAAAACCTTCACAGTATGGCTTCTGCTTGGCTGTACAGGCAATGCCTTGAGGAGCGGAAACAGCTTGGTTTGGTGAATGACCTAAGTGATTTCATTTTGGAGGATACGGCCTACAACATTGCTCGGGAGGTGTACGAACATGAAAAAGAAATCTGCAACATCATCTTCGAGAAGGGAGGTATTCGAACCATCGAGAAAGAAGAAATCCTCCACTTCATCCGTGATAGGATCAACATGGTGCTTGGCTACTTAGGCTACAACCCGATGTTTGACCAGGACTCCGGCACTGTGTCAGAGTGGTTCTACTCACAACTGAACAGTTATAAGTATAGCGACTTCTTCGCTGCACAACAAATCCAATACGTGCGTGATTGGAAGAAACATGAATTGAAATTTAATAAGGAGCTTGTGGTTTGAGCCAAAGTTATGAGGAGTTGTCTGTTGAACGAAAAGCCCTACAAGAGAAAGGTTGGCTTCCTGACTGGTACACGACAACAGCTTGGCAAATGTTTAAGAGTAAGTATGCTTACGGAGGTGAGGAAGCAGCTAAGGGACGCTGGCGTACTATTGCACATACGCTGG